ATGACCGCAAGTCGGCTGGCCTGATTGCTCAAGACGTAGAGAAGGTTCTCCCCTCTGCTGTCATCGAGGATGAGGCTGTATTCCACGGCGAAGAAGGCGAGACATATAAGACTGTGCAGTATGACCAGTTGATTGGCTTGCTTGTCGAGGCAGTGAAGGAACTGAAAGCTGAGATTGAGGAGTTGAAAGATGCCTCTTCAAAGTAGTGGTCAGATTAGCCTAGACGATTTGCACGTTGAAGCTGGAGGCACATCAGGCACTGAATGTTCTATGAACGACAGTGACATTCGTGGCTTGATTGGTTTGTCCTCTGCAAACCAAGCTGCGATGAACGCCTTTTATGGTGCGAGTAATGCCCAGATAGTAGATTTTAACTACCCCGGCACTTACTATTCTAGTTCGTCAGCTTATCCTGATTGGGTAACTACAAGCACTTATACAACTTATTACACTTATGCAAAGGTAGTAACAAACGACCAAAAAACTTTATTAGGTTCTCCGCCCGCAAACTTTGACAATACGGCTCTTTCGACGAATGGCGGTAGTGGCACTTCCTACTTTCATCCACCGCAGGGGACTTTAAGCAGCAATAGCTTTAACGGAAATACGGGTCAAAAAATTGTTGGAGTAGTATATACAAATCACCCCGGCGGGGCTTCGTTTAGATTTTTTGTTCTTGGTGGCTACAATACTGGTGGGAATACTGGTTTTAACACCATAACGATTAGTGCTTATGGTCAGGGTCTTACCAGTTCAACAGTAAAAACTTGGACATCTACAATTAGCAGAAGTAATATGAATTTTGCTGCAGACCAAAATCAAGCCTATCAAAGCGGCTCTACTATTTATGCGTATGCAAAGGGTTGGAATTTTTATTGGGAGGCATTCCATTCTCCTTACAGCACCTCAAATAGAACAGCATTTACTGGTGACGATTACAGAGATGTTTGTAATGCAGCAATTAGTTCAAGCAACTCTAGCGGCATGACAATTACTTGGACATAAATATTATGGCTTTCAAAACAATTACTGAAAATGAAGTAACTCGTGTAGGGGCAAATGTAGAACTGTCAAATGGGCAAACTTTTTATGTTGAATTGCCAATTACACATGACCCCGAAGATAATTCGGCACACGAAGAGCGTATCCGAAATTATGTTAATTCGCAAAATACATCTTACGACGATGAAGGAAACGAAATAACCTCTGATGTAACAATAGTATCAATTACGGAGACTGAATAATGGAAACTCTTATCACTTGGATTACCGCTTTGATTGCAGCAGCTTCGGCTATTGCTAACGTAACCCCCTCCCTTCGAGACAATGAGTGGTTGGCAAAGCTGGACGATTTCGTTCAGAAGCTTGCCCTTAACTTGCGTAAAGAGAAATGACAGACGAAATGAAATCCACTGTTGACCTTGCAAGCGGCGGCGTAACGCTCGGCGCGTTCTTTGATGCACTGCCCGAAGTCGCCGCCTTGTTTGCATTGGTCTGGTGGATCATTCGTATCTGGGAAACCGACACGGTTCAAAAGTTTTTCAAAGGTGACTAGCCGTGAACTTTGGCGAGACACTTCTTGCTTACTGGCCTATCCTCACCGCAGCGATGGCTATGCTCTGGTGGTTTAGCCGGGCTATATCTTCTCTCGAAAACAAAACAGATAGAATGGATGAACGCTTGAAAGATAGCGAATCCAAAATCACTCAACTTTTTACTTTCTTTAATCAGTCAACGCAGCGTAGGCTTGATAAACTAGACAGGCTAGAAGAAAAGGATAAGTAAGTGGGCTATCAAACTGTGCCTAATGCAGTTCAACTTGGTAGGGTGGGCGAGTTAATAGCAGAGGCTGTCTTTGAAGAAAGCGGTTTGAAGTGTTGTCGAGTAAATCACGAGGGCTTTGATCTTTTAGTTTTTGATGACGATAGCAACAGTTACCGAGTGGAAGTAAAATCAGCAAGCATTAGTCAGGGGATCAACAACCCTTCTTATAAGTTTATGACAAGCAAGGGGAGTAAATCCAAGCGCGTTGTAAACGAAACTGACACTGATCTTATTTGTTATGTTTCATTGCCACTTCGTAAGTGCGTGGTAAAGTGTGTTACAACAGTTGAAAAGAAACGCACGAGCATACGAGCAAGTGAGTTTGACCAGCCTGAGATTGGGCAGATACGAAAAGCTTTGACAGAAGTAAGGAAGAGGAAATGATGAATATCTTTAGTGCGGTTGCTGGCATTGCCGGGAACTGGGTGGATGGCAAGGTTCAAGAAACCAAAGCCAAAGCAGAGGTCAAGGTCGAGAAGGCAAAGGCTGATGCCGCTGTTCAAAAGAAGATTGCAACAGGCAAGATTGATTGGGAAGCCAACATGGCTGACGCAACCAAAGGCTCGTGGAAAGATGAGTTTGCTCTTGTTGTCTTGATGCTCCCTGCAATCCTAGTTTTTATTCCATCGCTTACCCAGCAAGTGCGGGAGGGGTTCGCGGTGTTGGATACGCTCCCGCAGTGGTATCAGTATCTCCTGTTCATCGCCGTGACGAGTTCGTTTGGGGTGAAGGGTGCAGACAAGCTGATGAGTATGCGCGGAAAAAAGTAGTAACTCCTGCGGGTAAACCCGTCCCCACCAAAGGGCGAATCACACCCAACTTTACTTTGCAGGAGATGACCAAGAGCCAGACCGCGACCCGGCTAGGCCTCGACAACACCCCAACAGAGGAACACATCTCCTCCCTTCGGGCGTTGTGTGAAGCAGTCCTTGAGCCTACGCGCAGCCAGTTCAATGCCCCTGTGATTGTATCAAGCGGCTACCGCAGTGAGTTTCTGTGCGAGGAGATTGGCAGCAAGCCAACCAGTCAGCACTGTAAGGGGGAGGCTGTTGACTTTGAAATCATTGGGGTCGATAACCACAAGGTCGCCTCTTGGATTCAAGCCAACCTAGAGTATGACCAGTTGATACTGGAACACTACGAGTCCGGCAAGCCCAATAGCGGCTGGGTTCATGTGTCCTATAAGAAAGATGGACAGAACCGCAAACAAGCCCTAACTTTCAATGGTCGCAGTTACCAGCAAGGTCTAATCAAATGAGCCAATATGATTTCAAGATGACTATCGTGGAAGGGGATGATGGTTTCCCCGTGTTGGTGCTGGAATTTTCTGGGCTTGTTGATATGGAGGAAGCGGAAGAACTATCAGAAGAGTTGTTCGCTATTATGTCCGGCGAAGAGCCGCAATCATACCTACACTAGAAGCTAATTGATTCCATTGTTTGTCTGGGGTCTAGCATTTCGTCTTGTGTCGCACAGTAACACTCTTTCGACAAGCCGCTAGGCACACCATACCGAGAGGGAAGGTAAAGTTCTGATGACCACATGCCACCAGCAAGGTCATACTCCCCATCCTGTCCCGTCATCAACACGAACATATTGATAGCAGGGTTTTTCCTAAACGAGATTAGTCTCCCTGTTTTATGTATCGTTGTCTTCACATCAATGACTAGGTTATTAAATGTGAGGTCGCCCGGATCTTCACCATTGAGGGAGGAGCGGTGATAGATCTCGAAGATTTCTGTTGGGTAAACATCTAGCATTTTGGAGAAAGCCAGTTCACCCATTGCACCCTCGTAATCAACGAAGATAGGGTCTTGTGCAGAAACCCTAAGTGCATCTTCTGGAGCGACCTCACGAGCGGCAGCGTTTCGGGATCGCGCCACAAAAAGGCAGAGTCTTTTTTCTGCTTCATTCAGAGTGATGTGCATTATTGAAAAACTTTTCTTGTGACATCAAACCCACCCCAATACGCACCATGTTATACAAAGCGCGAGGGGTCATGCCCCATACATTGTAAGAAGGGTCAACTGTATCATCTCGGACACATAGCTGCGCCGGATACTGCGGGTCGTTTGATTGTCGGATATAGATAAGAATGTTTTCTGGCACATCCATTTCCTCAAGGGCTTTCATTGCTGTCGCTGCCCTCATTTGTTTCCAACCAACTGAATCGTTTGGCATAGATGCAATCTCGCGCAGCTTGCCCTCTGCTTGGATTGCTCTTTGCTGCCATGCTGTTAGTTCATCCATAATATGTTGTCATCTTCCCGACTAGTTCTTCGTAATCTTTTAGAGTCATTCTAATTTTGTGGCCTACCTTGACCACCGCTACACTGTGCTTGCGGCATAGCTTCTTCACATCTTGAGGGGGGACGGACAGTGCCGCCCCCACCTCTTCGATGGTCAGTAGCTTAGAAGGGGATGCTGTCATCCACTGGCTTTCTATGTGCTTCTGCATTGTTACCACCTTGTTGTTTGTCGCTGAGTGAGAGGGACATGAAACTCATGTCATCTTTCTGCTTGCGCCAAGCGGCAACTCGTCTGCTACCAATCGGCCCCGTGTAGTCTGGTGAGTTTGGATTTTCACCTTTCTCATTCGGGAACAAAGTTCCGACCTTTTCATAGATGTCCATAATCTTCTTGCCATCTGGCAGTGTGGACATGGTGACAACCATATGGCTGTCTTTGCCATCATTGTTTACACGCCCTGTAAGGATCATCTTGTGGTTGTCACGAGGGGGAAATACCGCCCCGCTATCTGTGTTATCGTAAGTCTGGCTCATTACCAATCTCCTTTTACGCCTTTACTATCTGCCGCATACTTGTTGTCGTGTTCTCCAAGGAACACATCGGCGTTGAATCCAAGGTGCGACAATGCCTTGGTTAGCCCATCTGTGACAGCCATCTTGGGTGCGTCTTCTGCGATGCGGTCTTTCTTATAGAAAGTCCGGCAACCCGTGAATGGCCCGAAGTTGTTGTGTGCGTTGCCATGCCAAACTGTAATGTGTGCAAGAAACGCCACATCACCATTCGCCATAGTGATTATTTCTGTTTGAGAGTGCCACCCCCAGCCTTGACCGACCGGGCCGAAGGCGCGTGTAGCCTCTCGGATTTGATACATTGGATCAATGCTGGTGAAGGAACGTGACCCAAAGCTAACCTTCTTCAGGTAAGCTGAGTCCGATGGGGACACCTTCTCCCATAGTTCCATATTGTTCGTCGGTTTGTTTGCTGCCCTCGCTGTGTTGGGGGCTAGGTTGTTCACTGTCATGCTGTTTCTCCTTTCGCACTACTGTTAGAACAAGTCTGCTATTGCGGTATTCAATCCGCACTGCTTCATCTGGAGTGTGAAGCCACACTGAACGCCAACCAAGCTGGTATTCATTTCCTATTAGGTGGATAAGAGGCTCAGCCTCTTCACTTATCAATGGTGATGCTGTATAATCGGTCATGCTGTTACCTCCTTTCGACAGCGGGGGCAGGGCGTTTTCTACTCCGCCTTGTCCCCATTTTCATATAAAACCATAGCTTGAGTGCAGCCATTGTCATCATCAATTAAGCTGCCAAATGGTTGCCAGTTATATTGAATGTATTCATTAACATCTTCGGCAAGTTCTTCATGGCTTTTGCCAAAGCAAATGCGATAACGTTTAATCATATTAGTTTCCTTTCTTGATGTTGATGCGTAGCGAACCACGCTTGTCTCGTTTGATACTAAGTTCATCGGTATAGACCTCGCGTTCATCTAGCCCGACCATTGCTTTCAAGTCTTTGCCAGCAGCAGCGTGTTCCTTTGCTGCTTCTTTGGTGCTGATGTATTCGGCTGCCCTCACTCTGAAATAGTTGTCGCTGCTTGCATCACGCGCAACCATATCGTCAATGGGTATCTGGTCTATGCCTACAGAAAGGTGTGGCATTGCTTGAGGGGGTTCTTCCTCACGAACAACGTAATCCCAAAACTCTTTCAAGTGAACAAACATTTGCTCCAAGAACTGCTGGTCTTTTGCAACCTTCACATATTCATAGCGACCATTGCCAAAGATGTTTGCAAAATACATTGCCTTTACCCCAGAAATTTCTAGGTAAAGCTGTAGCTGTGGCATGTATCTTTCAAGCTGGCTTCGCATTGTGGCGCGGTCATTTGTGTGCTTGCACTCCAAACCATACCTCTCACCGCGCATCATAAACTCAGCGTCAAGCGTTGCCCGGCACGGCACACCATTCCATTTGTAGTGGTATCTCTGTTCATGCGTGGCTGCATTGGGGTCTTTGAAGCACTCGACTTGCATGTGCTTTTGAAACCACCTGATATTAAACTCCTCAGTCCAAACGCCAAGCTGAACAGGCAGAACACCAGACAAGTCAACGCTATCTTTATAGCCCATTTTCTCTCGCCAAAGGTCGTGCCAATCACCGTCCATAATTCGCAAGGCACAACTGCCGCCGATAGATGCTTTTCTGATTTCGTTATCTCTACTCATTTGCCTTCCTTTCAATACAAATTAGGTCAGTTCGTATC